CGGCAGGTAGATAAACCCCGTTTGACGGGACCGTGCTGCTGGTCGGAGACAAGCTGGCGCCCGTAACCGTGCCAGTGGTGGTGACGTTTTGACTGCCGAAGTCAGGGCTGATCTTGGTGCCAGCGATTGCAGCAGAGGCATTGACGTCAGCATTGACGATGACGCCGCTGCTAATGGCAGTTACACCGCTGCTGTCAACAACCACGTCACCAGATAGAGCGGTTGCTGTTGGAACGTTGCTGGCATTACCAAGCAGTACTTGACCGGCAGTGATATTCGCCAGCTTGCTGTGTGCGATTGCGGCAGAGGCATTGATGTCAGCATTAACAATCGTGCCATCAGCAATCATCGTGCTGGTGACGGTGCCGGTGTCACCGGTGGTGACAAGCGTGCCGGTAGTGTCGGGCAGTGTGATGGTGCGATCTGCCGTCGGATCCACTACAGCAATCGTGGTTTCAAATGCGTCGGCAGTGGCACCTTCAAAACTCAGGCTGCCGCTGGTGCCAATCTCTAGGTTGCCGGTAACAGTGCCACCGGATTTGGGTAGTGCAGCGTTGGCTAGGTCATAGGCAGATTTGACTGCCGTGCTGCTAGCAATCGTGGTGGAACTGGTGGTGCTAATGCTGTCGCTCAGTTTGCTCTGCAAACCAGCAGATGTGACGGCACGGTCGGTGTCAGAACCAGCCTGGGTTTCGGCGCTAGTGGCGAGTTCCAGTAGACCTTGAACGGTGGTGCTGCCGATAGGCGTGGCATTGACAAAAGCAGCGCCGTCATAAATCTTTACACCCGGTGGAGTCAGCGACGTATCGAGCCAAACTTCACCGGTGCTGTTGCCTGCGCTGCCGCCTGCCGGTGGCGACACGTTTGGTGCAGTTGCGCTGACGTGGACCGGACCGACTTTGATGATCGTGGCACCAGTGCTGTCCTTGAAAAACAGACCGGGGCTGGTGCTGTTGGTGTTAAGGGCGATTTGGCCGTCGGCAATCGCAGTAGTCGGGCGCTTGCTTGCAGTGCTGCTGCGAATGTGCTTATGCGTTGAGGCCATTCCCTTAACTCCGGGTGGACGGGATTACCCTGACAGATTAGCGACTTTAGTATTCGCCGTCGTCTAGCACCACGTCGTAATATTCAAAGACGTAGGACAAGTCGCGCCAAGCTGTGTAGTAGTTAGCGCCTTGAATTTTTACTAGTACGTCACCGGATTGGCCTCCGATGGGCACATTCTCGGCACTATAAACAAAGCTGTACGATCTTTCCGACATCAGTAGCTTCCATCGTCTACCGTACCGATTGTCATAGCACCAGTGCTGTTATCTACTAGCACTTCAGTAGATTCAAGCACAACACCGATTGTTGCAGTTGTAGCGATTTGAACGCGACCCCAAATTAATTCAAGAGCGTCACGGACATCAGCAACGCCGGTCATATCCGGGTTGAAATATGTACCGTTGGACAAAATGTCATAATCATTGAAGGTGCCACCTGCACCTGAGACAATGGCAAATTTTGTCCAGTTTGAGCCGGTGCCTTGACTAAGCACCCAATCACCAATGGCTAAAGCAGCAACAGGGGCAGGTGTTACGCCTGTGCCCGCTGTAACAACTGCGAGGTAAATACCGTTGTTTAGCGTGCTAGGAGCACCAAGGGCTTGTCCTACTGTAAGACCGGCTTCCGTTCCGTATTGATTTAGCGAGACAACAAGATTGGTACTGGCGTTATATGTGCCACCAAAACGTAAGTTCAGTTGAGCAGGACTGCCGTAACCAACCAGCAGCCAATATCCATTTGGCGAAGGAGCAACTGTTCCAATCCAGATATAAGCTGCACGATCAGAAGGGTTAATCCACCACTGACCCGCAAATTCTGCTGTTGGTGCCGATTCGGAAACTTGAGCAATACCATAATCGGCAAGTTGAGCAGCCGTAACACTGTTATTAGCAAGAAAAGTAGTATCGAATGTGCCACTTGTAATTTTACTGGCATCAAGAGAAGGTATATCGGTTGCGGCAAGTGTGGTGCCTACGCTGATATGACCTTGAGCATCTATAGTGACTTTTGTAAATGTGCCGGCGGTAGTAGTATTTGTATGGTTTAATACACCGGCGCCAGTAACATTAAGACCTGTACCTGGACTTATTGCTCCCGTCAGAGCGGACGTTGCTACAGGCAAGTCTGTGCTTGTAAGCGAGCGGAAAGTGGGTGAAGTAGCACTACCGGCTGCAGGACCGGCAAAAATCGTGCCGGCTGTTTGATTTTCAAGCGTGGTAGTGACTACAGCACTGAAATTATCTGGTTTAGTGACAGAAAATGCTAGTGGCGTTGTATCGCTAAACGATAATGTTTGGATACCAGAGGTCTGTTGCCATGCTGCGCCTGTCCACACATAAGCAAAACCAGTATTTGTGTTTAACCACTGTTGACCTTGAAATGCACCGCTGCCAGCAGGAGCATTACCACTAACCACTAATGAACTATCAGCGGCAAGTTTGGCGCTGGTTACTGAGGCGTTGTTTATCTTGTCTGTCGTAACTGCGGCATCGTTAATTTTTGCGGTTGTAACGGCACTGCTAGCGATTGAGGCGGCAAATGATCCAGTACCGGAGCCAGTAACATCGCCGGTCAGCGTGATTGTTTGATCGCCTGTGTTAGTGCCGGAGCTGGTGCCGGAATGAGTACCGCTGACTGTGCCGGATTGGGTAGCAAGGGTGCCGAGTCCTAATGTGGTACGTTGGGCGGATGCATCGGCGTCATCCAAGAGTGCGCGACCTGCGGAGGTGCAGGTAATTTCTTCAAAATTACCCGCGCCAGCAGTAGACCGTCCAAGTAATACGTCCGTTGCGCTGGCGTTTTGAATTTTTGCATAAGTAACGGCGTCGTCAGCTATTTCAACGGTCCCCACTTCGCCCGTGCCAATGGCATCAGCGGTGACGGATCCGGTGGCAAGCTGACTTGCTGTAACAGCGTCATCAGCAATTTTTGCGGTTGTGACGGCATCGTCGGCTAAAGCAGCTGTACCAAGACCAGCGGCGTCAATTTTTGCCGTGGTGACTGCGTTTGCGGCAATTTTGACCGTGGTAACCGCGCTATCGTCGATGCCGGCAGTAGGTGCTATGACCTGCTGATAGGCGCTGCCGTCATAAATCTTGAGATGTTTGGTGGTGCTGTGGACAAAGCCGCGACCTTCAAAATTATCCGAAGCAGGCTCAACACTGTCATAGACGATGCTGGAATCGTTCGCCAGTTTGGCTGCAGTGATGGCGTCGTCAGCCAGTGCGGTGGTGCCAATCTTCGTGGCGCTGGACTGGTTGAGCTTGGCTAGATCAACGCTGGAGTTGTCAGCTAGTGTGGCGCCAGCCTCGAACAGATCTTTGGCGGTGACTTTTTTGGTCTCGCTGGCCGAAATGTCTACGATGGGCAGAACGTCAGTCGCTGCGACGTTTGCCTCAGCGAGCTGAGTCAGTTCTGTAATTCGTTGGTCGGCCACGCGCCAGCTCCGGTTAGGGCGAGTCTTCTAGCAGTTTAGTCCGTCACTTCAGTAAGGAGGAAGTCAAGGTTCTGCTGCATACGGATACGGTCGGTATCCTCCTTAAGGATGTAGCCTGACGGTTCACCGATCAGCAACCTGATTTCGCCGGTCGTCACGAAGTCTATGGCACAGTTGATCGTCTGGTCTGGGCGCACTTCGACTCCTGTGCGCGTGATCATGGCTTCAAATTCATAGTAAATATCTTGTGTATTTGGGTAGACGCTATCTTCCGTAAGCTGGAGAAAACAACTAAATTCACTGCCAATATCTGTACGGTTAATTATTTGTAGCATTAGCAATGAGTTTTCAACAAGCCCGGAATTTTGTGTATTAAACAGACAATCTATGGAGCCAGAGCCGCTGATTAAACCAGCAGAATACATTTTTTTGAAGCGATCCGACATTGTGGTCGTTTCCAGTGCTTCACGATCTGTGTTAAATGTAAAGCCGGTTACATCGCCAAGCACACGTTCTACAGAGCCGTAAACACTAACATTGATATCTATTGGTGCGCCAGCAAAGGATTCTAATGCATATTCGTAAGCGCGATCATTGTTGATTGCTTGTGAAAATTCTTCAAATAAACGGATGCCACCGATTGGATTAATATTTGCATAAGCAATAACCTCACCCAGGGTTGCTCCGCCTCCATCAGGCCATGTAGCCGCAGGCAAAAAGTCTAGACCCCTGTTATCGGAGGTAAAGATTCGCAGCTGATCTCCAGTCAGCAAATTTTCAGCTGAACCGTCAAAACCAAGACGATTTAGGATTGTATTAACGTCTGCTGGAGAAACTGAAGACGAGAAGGTCGCTGCGCTTTTGCGGCGCAATTTTACTTTACCGTAGTGACCTAAAAAATATGTCATGCGTCAACCAATTCACGGAAGGCTCCGTCAACTGTAAATTGGAGTGCTACAGAACTTAGTTCGCCAGTGCTGACTTGTAGTGAAGCATTGGTGATATAAGCATTAAATGCAATGTCGTCTTTAATATCGCTGCCTGAACCGGCGGTGTCACCAACACGTAGCACCATGCCGACACGATCACTTTCGCTGACACCGGCAACGCTGGTTTTCATGATCTTGGCTAAAAACTGATCAAATTGCGTTCCGGGCTCGGTACTGGTAGTACCTTCGCGGCGGTAGTACAACAGGGTGGCGCTGCCCGTAGCACTAGACACGCCAGGTGTATAACTTTTGACGGCTGTGTCTACTGTCGTGGTTTCCAGCAGCTCAAGAGTCGTTTCCAGTGACCAATCACGTAATTTCAACGCCTTTTCTGTGTTGGCAGGCGTGACTTCGCCGGTCCCCGCAGTGGTGAGAAATAATGCGCCGGTGCGGCCCGTATAAAACGCCATCGGAAGTAGGGCTTCGTTCTCGTCTCAGTTTAGCGGCGGACTGTGAATAGGTTGTCAGCAAAATTGGCGATGAGGCTTTGGTCATTGGTGTCGCATGGGTAGATGGTGGCGCGGATCGTTACTTCACCCTCCTCGTCCATGCTGACTTCGCCAACCCGGTAGACCCGCCTGCTGCGAACGGTTTGCCCCAGGACAAACAGCCAGCCTTCACGGTCGGAAAGTGTTGGGGCAGTGTTGTTAGTAATGACGGCGCTAGTCGAAACGACATCGTTGCCGCTGCGATACATCAGGATGTTATAGGTGCCGTTGGGAATCATGCCTTCAATGGGGGTATTGAGTACGCCGCCGGCGGCAACGGTCCCGGTGTAAATGCCGTTCCAGGTGTTTTGGCCGATGTCAACGTAGATGTATGCCCCAGGTATTACGGGGCTGTCAGTGGGGAAGGTTTTGAACTCGATGCTGCTGCGGACGTGCCGGCGAAGGTTGCAGACCAATTTGCCGAACATGATGGCTTGAGCTTCGGTTGTCACATAAGCCGACAGATCAAAGTTTTGTTGTATCGCGTCGTTTTCAACGGTGTCTGCAAGTTGTACAGACAAAGAACGGTTGACAGCAAAAATGCCGTTGGTATCTAGTGAGCGGTAAACGATAGTGGCAACAATATCTTGGACGTTGGCGTCGTAGTCCATGAACTCCTCTTTATAGGAGTCAGCCAAAATATTGCCTTGGTTGAAGAGGGCTGTGATGGCGACCGTACGAGTCATCTCGCCGGTGGCAACGTTGTAAGGCACAGACGGAATCAATGTTTCGAGGCCACCGATTCGGGCAAACTCCAGCAGGCTAAATGGTGCCGTGCTGACCCAGAACGAGCGCCAGTTGGTGCGATCAGCAATGACACCATCAAAGAAAAAGTTGTTGCGCTCACAAAAGCGTTTTGTGATGGCTAGTTGGCTGGTGTCAATACCCTGCAGATCTGCGTAGTTGCCGATGCCGTCTTCGCGGTCAATAACAGTGTCCAAAAAAATGTCTGGGGCAAAACAGCTGGGACCGTCTGGTGTAGCTGGGTAGGCCAATGTTGATGTGTTAAGGCGGCGTACAGGTTTGCCCTGCGTGACGAATGTTGTGAACGAGCGCATGTCCTGCAAACTTTTGCCGCTAAAAACGTTGAAACCAATCAACGAAAGGTTGCGGTAAAGACGTGTCAGATCGAAGGTTTGGCGCTGTTGTTCGGTAACAGCGGTGATTAAAAATTCGGGGCCGCGTTCAAAGCTGGTGTTGTATTGGGTGTCAGCGTCGAGGCTGAACCAATCCCATTCATTAGTGGCTGTGGGTGATTGATTGATTGCGGGAAATGGATAAGGAGCTGTTGATTGAGTAATTTGACTGTCACGGTGGAAGCCGGTAAAATACACCTGACTTCCTCCGCCTAAATCAATAGTGGTTGCGCTCCCGCTATTTTCCATATAAAAATAGCGTATGTTGCCATTAGACAGTCTTAAATCTGGACGTTCAGTTACCTCAGAGATAGGATCTGTAACGGGTTCAAATTTAAATTGCCAGTTATATGCAGTATTACCGCCGCTGAATTTTATATAGACGTAGTTATCTTGATCGGCTGCACGCCTGACAACAAAGATGCCTGGTATGTAATTGTAGGCGCCACCGGCTATTCTGTAGCGCACGGTGAACATTGAGCTGCGTTGCTGTAATCCATTATCACTAGCGGCATAACCTCTGCGACGTTCGCGTCCATACTCGCGTTGACGCCCTGAAATTTTGCGAAATACTTGACATCGAATTGCAATATCTACATGATTACAGGTGGTTAAAGTACTATACGATGCTTCCTCCACGCGAACTAATGCTTTAAGGGGAAAGAGTTTGTCGCTGCCTCTTGAGCCACTATTGCGCAGATTAATAAAAGTTCGTATTAAACTTATTTCTGCGCTATTAAGATTCCTGACAAAAGCATCTACAGTTACTCCGTAATTTTGAGTTCCATGTCTACTGACGTGTATGCTGCGACGTTCTGTGCGCTTTACATAGATGGCTGGAGAAGCAAGAAGTTGTTCAGGAGTGCGTATATTGTCGCGCTGATCTTGTGCAAGAAGTGAGTTAGTTACACGCTCACTCTCTAGAAAGCGTGGATCGCGTCTAAAATCGTCATATGTATCAGACGCCTCATCAAAAGAATACGGTATTGTTGGTGCATTACCCGGTTCAATACAGGTTAGATCAACATGTACATCACCTTCGTCTGTTGACGTACCAATAATATTGGTGACACGAAAACGCGCAGAACCTAGTTTAAATATTCCAGCGTCGTCAAATACACTTGCATAAGTGCGGCGTGCATCCATAGCACTCCGCGTTAAATCATCGCGGAACGCGACGCCGTTCGGCGAATTTGCGGTTGATAATATGGTAACTCGCATGGTCGCTCCAACTGGTATGGCAACAAGGCCCTGATTTGTCCAGTTAAAAGTGCTAGAAACAGTAATACCTAAATTGATGCTGCGCTTATCGCCGGCCTCATCGCGTAAATAGCTTTTTACATTAAGCGGGACAGGACTGTAGCCGCCAAATGTATTTGAACTCGTAGGTGAATAGGCTTGGCTAAAACCGTCGAGGCGTTCATTTAGTACAGCTGGTTGAAGGCGATAAGGATTATCATTTGCGCTGCCGTATTTGGTGGGGTCGGTTGCGGAGTTGCTGTTAGTTTCATCGCGGAAACGAAGAGTCCCTGTGCCCCTTGGTTGGAAGTAAATCCATTTGTTTTGGGCGATTAGATCGCTAACTGGTGTCTGACCGAAAGCGCTTTTGGTGGCGTCGATAGCGGTGATTGAGCCGCCGGTCAGCGTCATCAGCATCTGGAGGAATTGGTTGCTGCCGTAACTGCGGACGGCGCTCCAGATCATGGCGCCGGCTACGCGAACACCACCGGCGCTGTTTACAGATGTATTTGTATAAACGAGTGGTACGGGATCGCCGTATTTTGCAAGTTCTTGGGTCGAGTTGAATCCAAAGCGTGGGGAGAAGCGTCGTTCCCGTGTTTGGCGTTCGCCGCCTGAAACATCTCTGATTTCTGGAACTTGAGGGCGTGGCGTCAATACCGCCGCAGCAACCTGAAAGATCGTTCCAATAACGGTCAAAACAAGCGCAACTTCACCCCCTGTATTTCTAGTATCAAAAATAGTGCCTTCCTTAGGATCGCTATATTCTGCTTGGATGGCAAGAAATTCCAGGTATTCGTCTTTTGTGATGCCGAGGGTGGCGATCAGGTCATATTCATAAGGCAGTAGTTTGCGGGTCATCGGTTCATCCAGAAAATTTGACCAATACCGCCCAGTGGTGCTCGAATCACGTGGTGGCCCGGACCGATAAACAGCACGTCGGTGCTATCAATGTAAGTGCCCAGAGCTGCGCCGACTTCAACTGGCAGCAAAACAACCGCCCCGGGTTTTGGGTGTTTGCAGCGAATACCGTTTTCCAGCAACCAACGTGCCATGCGCCGGCGCGGGAAGGTATCGTCAGTGTATTCCGCATAGACCCAGTTGTATTGGGGGCTGTAGTCACCAAAACCCAAGCGGCGGTGGATTTCACAGGCCAGTTGGAAACAGTCGGTTTTGCCGCTGCCGTCGTCTGGGCGGTGACCCCAGCCATAAACCAAGCCGATCAAATCGTTGACGTTGATCATTGCAGCGAAATTTGACTGTCCAGCGGAAGGGGTCCCACCAGATCGCGGGTTATTTGGCGGTTGGGGAAGTTGCTAGCAACGCTGTCAATCGCACTGCGGAAACGGAGTTCCAGCGTGGTGTCACTGATGCTGCTGCCTGTGCCGACAAAATATTCCGCAAGGCGGTTTGGGGTGTAGGCGCCGTCGGCAGTTAACCAAATAGTGGTCAGCGTTAAGCGGGAAAGACGATTGCCGTCGCCACTTTGGAGGAGACGCAGCGAGATTTCCAGATTGGGGAAAAGTACCTGGAGCACGTTATTGTCACCACTCAAAGCAGCGGTGGTGCCTTCGGTGCGAAAGGGAGCAAAGCTGTAAGTGTCGTTGCCGTAAACTTTATTTTCGTTGGCAAAATAATTTTGGAATAGGAAGCGGCCTCCGGTGCTGCTTGTTAAGTTAAAAAACTGAGCGATTCGTATATCCATTAGTCGTCGTAGCGGGGGTCGCGGATTTCTCCGGCAAGATTAATACGGACTGTATTTACACCAGGGCGCACAGAGCTGATTTCTGGTGGTTGGGCGTATTCCCAGCGCAGGTTGTCCACAGAAGCACTGGCGCGGGCGGCTAATGTGGCAGACATTCCCGCCGTGACATTACTGCTGACTTGGAAACGGCGGTTGGCGGCAGTTTGTGTGCGGTAGTGGTCAATCAGTGTTACAGCCGTGGCGTCCGAAATATTGGCGTATTCCAGTTGCAGGACAGCACCAAAAGGTTGATTGCCGAAGGTGCGCTTGATGGCGACGCCAGATAGTGAGCGGTATTGCTTTTGTGGATACGTGCCCGGTTTGAAGTTGCGGGACGTTGGCGTGATTGAAGGGAAGGCGGTCATCAGCGGAGTCCGATACGAGTACGGGTTTGAGGCGACTGTTGGATGCGATCTAGGGTCATGGTCATGCCACGCCTGGCGCCATCACGGGTAGCTTGGCGGCGGGTTTCGGCCATGGCGGCTTCCAGTTGATCGCGGCTGACATAGTCCACTCCGCCGATATTGGTGGTTTCAAAGCTCATGTTAAGTACGGGAGACCCGCCGGCACTACCTGGGGCGGCGCCCATTGAGGAGCGCAGGTCGCTGTTGGACATCACGCCGCCGTTAGTGCCAGGTACAAACAACTCGGGACCGCGCTCGCCAACGAGGTAGGGAGTTGCTGCTCTTACAGAACCGCCGTTAGCCATCGCACCAACACCGAATGTACCACCTGAAAATGATCCAAGAGATGCACCGCTCACAGAATTTGTGCTTCCAAAACCTCCTGTAGCCATAGTCGGTGTAAATGCGTTAGTTGAAACGTTTCCAGATGAATAACTGCCGCCACCGCCAGCTACAGCTCCAAGGGCTTTAAGGATAGTTTGCAAAATAATCATTGTGATTTGTTTGGCGATAATTTCGGATGCCATTTGAAGGAAGGCATCACCGACGGATTTGAAGAAGCCGGCAAGAGCTTCTTGAGTTGTCATGGAGCCAGAAATAATGCCCTGGAACGCTTGGCCAAATGCTGTGCCGATGCTATCCGCAACAGAAACGGCAACCGTGCCAAGGTTGGTGAGTTTAGTGATCTCATCTTGCAGGGCACCTATGCGTTGCTGGACAATTTCAGCTGCGCTTTGGGGTGCGGCAATTTGTTTTTTGAGTGCTTCAATTTGTGCCAGTTGACCTTCGTCAAATTGTTTGCCTTGGCGAAGGGCATCCATTTCATACATAATCCGAAGGCGATTGCGCTCGGCTTCGGTGGTGGCATTTTTAAGAGCTAGTTCTTGCTGAAAACCACGGATAGTATTTTCGGCATTTTCTTTGCGTTGCTGTTCAATTAACGCAATATCTTGAACCGTTTTTTGGTAGGCCAAAGCAGCTTTGGCTTCTTGAGTACCTAAGATTGCTAACTTTGCTTTCATATTTACTTCTTTTTCTAGTTTGCCTGCCGTCTCAATAGCTATTTCTTCGAGTTGTTGTTCTCCTTGCAGGCGGCGGGCGAGAATAGGATCTTTTGCTAACTCAGCGGCAAAAATTTTCTTGGAGTAGTCGCTTTGACGTTCTAGTTCGATTGTGATTAGTTTTTGGTCGCGGAGTACTTCTAAAACACGTTGGGCTTC